TTAGGGCTGTTTGCACCAACTTTGGGTTTGCTGCTGCAAATTCTGAAACTTCAGTGACCACCACCGCCACTTTGTCTGCCAAATTTCCTACAATCGGCAGTAAGTTTTGACCAAGAACAATACCCAAGTTTGCTATACTGTTCTTTGCCTTTTCCATTTTGGCTTCTGTGGTGTCTTCCATTTTGGCAAATGCGCTGTCTGTTGCCCCAACGCTGTTTACCATGTCTTGTACGCTTGAATTGAAGCCGTCAACTCCGTTTGACAGAAGCGACATTGCCGCTTTCCCGGCTTCTGAACTGCTGAACATATCAGATAGGGCAAGACCAGACTTGCTGGCTTCTTCCTGTATACCTCCCAGAATTTCCCCAAGCGATTTACCGCTTGCCATCAATTCTGCAAAGCTGCCGCCCATCTTCTGCCGCAATAGCTTGTCTGTCGCACTTCCAGACTTTGACAACTCATTTAACATACTGTTCATGTATGTTGTCGTTTCTGCGGCTGCAATACCTTTGCTGGTCATTATTGCATATCCGGCGCATAACTGTTCCAGTGAAACATTGCTGGCGTTTGCAGTCGGTATGATTTTACCCATACTGCTTGCCAGTTCTCCTACTGTCACTTTACCTTTGTTCTGCGTCTGTACCAGCATATCTGATACCGTGCTTACTTTGTCCGCACTCATGCCGTATGCGTTCAATACGGTTGTTAATACGTCCAGCGTTTGCGAACTTTCCGCAAATCCGGCTTTTGCTAACTTCGTACTGTTTGTAACAAAGTTTACGGCGTCACCTGTCTTCTGTCCGGCAGATATAGCGTTGTACACATCATCAGCAATGGCATTGGCTGCAATTCCTGTCTTGTTTGACAGTTCCATTATCTGTTGTGACAATGTGCCCAGTGGGACTTCCTGCGTATCTGCAATGGTTCCCACCTTTGCTATTGCTTTTTCGTACTGCTGCGCTGCCTGCACGGGTCCTGCATACACTGCGGCGGCTACGGCACTAATTGCGCCAATAGTTCCCAGCAGTTGTCCTTTTGTCTTTGAAATGCTCTGTTCTACCTGCTGTTGCTTGTCATTCAATTTTTGCAACGTCTGCTGTGAAGTTTGCAGCTTTTCATAAGACTTTTGCAGTCTTCCGTTGGCTTCTTCCAGATTATCCGTATTTACTCCGGCTGCTTTCAGTTCGTCGGCATAACTGTTTAATTGTTTTTCCTGTTCTTCGATTTTGGCAGTGGTCTGTTGTATCTGGTTTTCATTCTTTTCAAGCTTCTTCCGCAGTGCTTCTGTGGGTTCGCCTGTCTGCTGCAATTCCTGCTGTAATCGGTCATGCTCTGCGTTAAGCTGCGCCAGCCGTTCTTTGTTCTTATCAATAGCGGCAGACTGCTTTGTGTAGCCGTCAATCTTTGATTGCAGGGAATTGACATTTTTTAAGCTGTCCCGTAACTGGTTGTTGGTGTTAATTGCGCTTTTGAATGTGCTGTTAAAATTGCCACCCAGCGACGCTTTCAGCTTAAAAAGCAGTTCAAATTCCTTTTGTGACCCTGCCAAGCTGTTTCACCTCCCTACGCATTATTGCTGTTCTGTTTCTGCTCTTCCGCTTCTTCTTTTTCCACTTCATTTATGGTTTCAATCCATGCAAAAAGTCTGCGTATAGGCATTTGCAGCCAGAACGGGACGGGCGTATGTGAAGCCCTTGACATTTTATATATCTGCTTTCTTATGAACTTTGCGGGTTCTTTAATTTTTAATAGCCCGCAGCAATTAAAAAATCCCTTGCTTTGTTCTTAATCTTCATGTAATCGCCTACCGGAAGACGTCTGATTTCATCAGAAGCAACTCCCGCAGCCTTTGCCGCAAGAATACACTGGAACGCAGAAGAAATTTCCGGTGAAAGTGCGTATTTGTTCTGGTCTGCAAGTTCCTGTTCTACCGCTTCAATATCTTCACCAGTCAAATCGTCAAAATAGAAAGTTAATTTTGTATATTTCTTTCCCTCAATTTCTCTGGGCTTCTTGAATGTGTGTGTATAATTCAAGCTGCCGTCTTCTTCTTTGTCTTTCTTCTTGTTATCAAAATTGACCACGCCGCTTGCCTGCGCTTCCTGCATTTCCTTTTCCTGCTCTGTTACCTGCTCCATGTTTTCAGTTGTATTTGTTGTATCTGACATTGTTTATTCCTCCATATCTTTGATTTTAGGCAGGAAAAAACCAGCGGTCTTCCCGCTGGCTCCTGCTTTTTCTTCTTTTACTTTCCTAACGCTTTTCTAACGTCCTTTAAGTAGTCCTTGCCATTGATAATGCAAATAAAGTTCAGCGGGTCAATCTCTGTCACCTTTTTGCCGTCCATATACATTGCGTAATATGACACGGCGTATTCACCGCTTACATCAGCTGTGGAAGCTGCCGCAACTTTGCCCAGTGCGGTTTTCTTCGGCTTCACTTTCATAATGTGTTTTACGCCTGCCACTTCATTTGCGCTGGTGCGCATATTCATTCGCTGCTGTGCTACACGCAGGTCAATTCTATGCACCCGTGGTTCCATCAATGTGACTGCTGCCGCTGTAACTGTGCGGAAGTTGAAAGTTGTTGACATTGCATTTAAGTGACCAATAATGATTTCTTCAATATTGCCCGCAATGCCTGCGCCGCTCAACTCTTCCGTCATGTACTCTAAGTCTGGCAGTGTCACTTCTGTGGTTCCCAGATACTCTACGGCGTCTTCGTAAATCGCATAGTTAATAACTAATTCGTCAACTTTTGACATTCTGTTTCACCTCCTGTTATGCTGCCACCAGTGCTGCAAGATATGACAAGTCATATTCAAGCACAAAGTCCATCTTCTGCATTGGTGATGGCGGCGTCATGTAAATGTGAAAACGTACAATGCCCGCTTTAAGCTGGCTTTCGCTGTTCTCGCTTGCGTTGAACTCTACACGCCCACCAATGATTTTTTCATCAGTTGTAAGACTTGCCAGCCAATCATTGATTGACTGCACAATAGCGTCAATTAGACGCCTTTTAGTCCCTCTGTCAATGTAGTTCCAGTATGTCAAAATAAGTGTCTTTGCAACCCACTTGAACATACGGTTGATACAGTAGAAATAGTCCGTCACGTCTGTGTTGGCAGGATAACAAGCTGTATAATTCCCCCAGCTTACAAAGCCATTAAAGAAATTAAGTGCTGTCACAACGCCGTTTTCATTCAAGTAGTTTGCCTGCTGAATATCCATGACTACTTCCGAACCGTCCGCAGTAACCATTCTGTCTGCCTGTATGCCCTTGTTTGAAGCACTTTCGCAAGGTGTGCCGCCGCCGTACTCTTCCGCATTGTCTACGGCTGACATACTGGCTGCAAGCTGTGTTGAAAGATTGAAAACTCTATCCCCCAGCGCAACTTTAGGGAAGCAGACAACTTCTGTTCTTTTTGTGAAGTTTTTCTGTTTCTTCCATGCTGGCACTTCCGTGTAGTATGTCGCCCCTGTTTCTGCCGTGCAGTCAATATCCAGAATTGCTTCACCCTCAAACAGTCCGTTGATATTCTCTGCTTTTGCAGACATTACAGCTGCAACCTCTGCGTCATGTGACCAATTCGGACACAAAATAAGGTCTGGAACCTTTGTGTAAAGCGGAAATACATAGTTAATCAGTTCAAGTCCGGTTGTCTTGTGTGTGCTTACGCTGTAACCGCCGATAATGTCACTTTTTGTGACCTGTGAAGCGTCCACGGCGTCATATTTCACGGTAAGTTTGCCCGTGGTTTCTTTTAAGAACTCCACAACGCAATTTGTGTCACTGTAAAATACTTCGTAATCTTCCCCGGCTGTCTTTCCTGTGATTTCCACACTGCCTGCGATTGCTTCCGCAGGTAATACAATCTGACCGTCTACAACGTCCATCTGTGTTTCATCAACTGTTTTCTTGTGTTTCTTAGGGTCAAGAACATTTACAAAGAATACCTGCGCAGAATTGAACAATGTAAACGCTGTATAAATCTCTTCACAAAGACTGTATTTCTTCCAGTCGTCGGAATATCCCAACGCCTGCACTGCTTCTTTGTAACTTGAAGCCATAATGACTTCATTTACTTTTCCGTTTACCATCTGCACGGGTGCTGTTCCAACCACAAAATGTACGCCAGTATCTACGGACACGGGCGTGATTGCGCCATTGCTTGTCTTGCTGGCGTTTACTCCATGTGATACGTCACTCATTTGTTATACCTCCTGTTCTGCGTATGCAAGGGCGGCAGCCTTTAAGTCTGAATAATACTTGTTGTATACATTCCCGGTTGTCTTCACCTTGTCTTTCTTGTCTGCCAGTTCGGAAATAGGAACCAGCATTTTTTTTACAAGTGGGAACTTTTCGAGAATGAAAGAAAGTTCTTCTTCAATCTCTTTGTCTGTTCCCTCAAAAATCTTGTTGCATGGCAGCATTGCTTTTGGCAGGTTCGGTCCAATGTAAATCAGCTTTACTGTTTCTGCCTGCGTATTTGCCGTTTTTGCGGCTTTTTCTTCTGTTGTGGTATTTTCTACCGCCTGCACCTTTTCAGCGTCCTTTTCGGCTGCTGTGGCGCTTGCTGTGGTCGCTTTTGCCATTTCGTCTTCCTCCTGTCTATAAATTGTGCAAAATCTCTGCCACATCACGTTGCGTGACTGGCATACTCCAATTTGTCACCATTTCGCCCATGTAGTATGGCGGCGTGGTGTCTTGATATACGATATATTCCAGCGGCAGTTCCAAAGCAAATTGACCGCCGCCGATTGTCCCGGCTTTCTTCAATTCGCTGCGCACTCTCAAAATCAGATTGAGAAGTGCCAGCGGTCCGTCCTGCCCATCTTCTGAATACACCGCAAATATTATTCTTACTTTGCAGCTGTCTTCCTCTGGTTCGCCTGCTTTCTTGTCGTCCGTCCCTGTTAGGAACTTTAACAGAATGTATGGCACTTTCTGTTGTACGTCGTCTGCTTCCGGCAGCCCCATTTTATAAACTGCTGCTGCTCTTTCTTTTTCTTCATTGCTTCCCGTTCTGGTTCGCACTGGCAAAATAATGTCAGACGTTTTGGAACTAATGAATTTCTGCAATTCTTCCAACAAAAAAACTGGTGTCATAATTCTTTACCCTCCATAACCATTCAAAATCCTGTTCATTTCGTGTATAATTCTTTCGTTTACCAGTTCTTGTGTTTCCTTTTCCAGCCCGTCTATAATATCTTCATTTCCCACCATCTGTGCTGCTGATAGTCCCATTTTCTCTTCAATCGGAAAACGCTTGCGCCCTGTCCTCTCAAATACTCCTGTGTGACCATTGCTTTTCATTTCTGCAACGAAAGCGTCTTCAAACGGTGTCCCGCTGCCACCTTTTTTGACCGCCGCCCGCACCTGCTTTCCGGTTCCGGGCTTCGTCGGCGTTACTTTGAATTTGTACAGTGGTATTTTAACGCCAGAAAACGAAACAAAGCCCGCAAGGTTTCCCGTGCTGGCTTTGGTTATATTTATTCTGGTTGCTTTCGTCAGTGCTGCGCCATTTACGGCATATACGGTTTTTACCTGCTTTATTGCCTGTGTCTTCACTCTGGAAATACCACGGTTCATAGCGCTGGCAAATACTCTTTCTGCACCTTTTGGAACGTCTGCCAGCAGGGTTCCCACTCTTTCTATTGCGTCAGATGTTATTTCAATCATTCTTCCAACATCTCCAATTCAAGAATTATTTCCCCGTCCTCGCAGTCTGCTTTTGAAATGTTATACATATTGATTGCCCCGGCTTCGTCAATTTCAAGCTGGCGTCCTTTTTTGGGAACGCAACCAAAATCATATAATGACATATAGACCAGACAAGAAGCACGGTTTATGCCCTCTGCATTGTCCCCGTTTCCTCTCTGCCGTTCGTCGGCTGCCGTGTGGTCAATGATTATGGGCAAATAGTGTTTCTTTCCTTGATACCATATATCAGTCATAGTTGCCATTTCTCCGCAGTTGTGAAACACTTTCATGTCACTGGCAAGCTGTGCTTTGAAGTCCATTAGATAGGTGTTGCAACAAACCAGCTGTCTACATCATGCGGAACGCATAACGGTGCAGAAGACAGATTGAGGAAGCGGCGGGCAGGCTTGCGTTTTGTCCATGTGTCCGGTACATATTTACCCTCTACGGTCATAAAGTTGCCGTCCGGCTCCTTAATAAGTGTGATTGCTCCATAGTACATGGAATAATCAGCGTTTGTGCTTAACAGTGCCAAACTGTCAGCAGGTACAAGCGGCTTGTCCTC